GAAGTTCCGCTGATGCCTTCGTCAGCCGCTGTCAAGTAAGGACTAACTTTTTCCCACTTTGTCAGGCAAACTTTATTCGAGAATAGATGCTCTCGGCCAAACGATTCAGTTCGTCGGCAAACATAAGCTTGACATCCATCCGACCATCGGGATAGATGGTTACGCGGTCCAACATTTCCTGAATATGCGCTTCTGTCAGTTCATCAATGGCAGAATAGCGTTTGAACATTGCCAGGACCTCGCTCCCACCATCTATATCCTGACGATCAAGCGCAGCAGAGACATCATGCTCCTCGTCATACAGTTTCGATAATCGATCAGAAAGGGATTGTTTTCTGGAAACGTATTCCGCTTTGCTGATGGAGCCATCAACGAAGGATTCATACATATCCTGTAGCTGGCGCGCTATTTGCCCCTGTTGGCTCTGTATCACCATAAGTCTGCGCTGGAGCGACTTCCGATCAGTTTTGTTCTGATCACACTGCTGCGCAGCCAGCTCTTCCAGGTCAAGAGCTAATCGGGCGTACATCCGGATTGTCAACAATACAGCATCCAGTATTTCTGATTCTGAGATCAAATCCTCTTTGCATCCATATTCATCTGTGTATTGGGGCGTACCACAATAATAGCTCCGAGCTTTTTTATAGTTATGTTTCATTGTGTGGCCACAGCATCCGCAGATGATCTTTTGAGGCAGCCCCTTTTTGATGGGGTGTCCGTTCCGTTCTCGATACTCACCCAGCAAGGCGTTTGCCTTTGAAAACTGTTCTTGTGTGATAATCGCCTCATGCACGTTTTCGGTGATGATCCAATCATCCCGTGATATCTTTACTGTGTGCCAGTTCCCTACAATATCCCTGCGGCGTTTTCCGTAGGTGTTATTCCCGATATACCGCTGATCCCGGATGATGTTTACAACCATGTGCCTTGTCCAAAAGTTATCCTCGGAAATACATGGCCACGGGAGCCATGTGCATCCGGCCTTCCGCTTATACTGCATCGGTGTAAGGGCACCGGCCTGATTTAAGTGCCGCGCTACTTCTACCGTATCGCGGCCAGAACAGATCAGATCAAATACCGTGTGAACTGTATCGGCGGCGGCGTCATCAATGATCAGGTGATGCTTGTCCGCCGGATCTTTTTTATACCCAAACGGTGCTGCCGGAGCCAGGAACTTTCCCTGCTCCGCTAAACGGTCTCTTGAAATCCGTACCTTTTGCGAAAGGTCCTTGCTGTAGAGATCATAGATGATCGTCGAGAAGGAAACGCTCAGACTGTCAATATCCTCTGGCCGGTTGCTGTCATAACCATCTCCCAAGGAGATAAAGCGAACGCCCATGAACGGGAACACCCGGCTGATATAGTCTCCGGCGACAAGATAGTTTCGTCCGAAGCGGCTGAAATCTTTTACGATAATGCACTGGATCTTCCCCTTCCGTACAAGCTCCAGGAGTTCCTGCACACCGGGACGTTCAAAGTTCGTTCCACTCCATCCGTCATCACACAGTTCGATCCGATCCCAACCGTCAAACTCACTGTGGGTGTCCAGATAATCATCCAACAGATGACGCTGATTGGAAATGCTCTCAGAATCGCTGCTTTTGTCTTTATCCAGGTCCTCATTCGATATGCGAAGATACTTTGCTACGGTACTCATCCGGCGTCACCTCCTTCAAATACTCCGTCAGGGCCTTATATTCATCCTGATAGCGGAATCGGATGCTGATGCTGTCGCCAGCGCCGATCTCAATTCGATCAATCAGCGCCTGTAACACATTCCGTGAAAGAACACTCTGCCCCTGGATCTTTCTGAACGCTTCCAGATACGGATTCTTAGGCGTAAATGACCTGGATTCCTCTATCTGTTCCTGCAGTTCTGTGATTCGACGGGTATGCTCCGCTTCCTCAGCGGAATACCGTTCCTTCATCGTTATGTACTCACGTTCCGTCATAAGCTGTTCCACATAGTTCTGATACAAGCTGTCTCGCAGGGACTGGCAGCGTTTCAGCTTTCTTTGAGCTTCCTCCAACTGGCCCTCCAGTGTAGCAGCCCTGCGTTTATTGGAAGGACGATTGTTGGCGGTAATCGTCAGATCTTCCAGGTCAACAGCCAATGCGATCTGCTTTGAAATAGATTCCTCCAGCACCGGGAACAATTCATCTTCCCGGATGCTTTTCAAGGGGCACGATTCCGGGTCATTGGTATGTTGCTGGCAGATGAAGGTGTACCAGAGCTTATTCCCGTTTTTGAGGACATTTTTGTACCTCACCAGTGGACGGCCGCAGTCAGCGCAGTAGATCAGCCCCTGAAGGAGGTTCTCTGTTTTCCCAAGGGCGTTGAATCTTCCCTCTTTCGCATGATATGCCTCGCAAGAAGCTCTGGCCATCTCCTGAACTTTATTAAAGGTGTCTTCGTCAATGATCGGTTCATGGGTATTCCGGACAACAGCCCATTCGTCCTCTGCTCGAAAGTATTGCTTCCGACCTTCATAGAAGGACTGTCGCTTTATGCCCTGAACCATGTGCCCGAGATAGACCTGACGGGTCAGGATCTGCTTGACATTCTGCGGCTCCCACCGGCTTTTTGCGTATTTCTCGCTCTTGCAAAGGCCCACGCTATATAAATATCTGGTCGGCGCATAGATGCCTTCCCGGTTCAAGGTCCGTGCAATCGCGCCATATGCCATACCATTCAGCCGCATCTGAAACATCCGCTGAACAATCGGCGCTGTGTCAGGATTGGGGATCAGCTTGTGCCTATCCTCTGGATTCTTGCTGTATCCGTAGGGTGCCCATGCGCCGATAAACTCCCCGCGCCGCTGCTTGACATGTAATGCGCTTGCAGATTTCTTGGAAATGTCCCGGCTGTAGGTTTCGTTGATCAGGTTTTTCAGCGGGACAATATAGCCGTTGGCACTCCGTTCCGCCGTCAGGGTGTCGAAGTTATCATTGACGGCGATGAATCGCACTCCGAGGAATGGAAAGATACGCTCCAGATAATTGCCGGTCTCCTTATAATTCCGGCCAAATCGTGACAGATCCTTGACCACAATGCAGTTGATATTTCCTTTTCGCACGTCCTCCATAAGCCGTTCAAAGCCAGGGCGGTGGAAGTCAGTGCCGGTTTCTCCGTTGTCGAAATATAGGTCGCAGTATTCAAGATCCGGCTGAGTCTTGATATACTCCGTAAGCATATTCTTCTGAATATCAATGGTTTCCGCGCCGGGCTTGCCGCTGTCCTCTACCGACAGGCGGGCATAACCGGCTGTTTTGTACCTTTTCACTGTCGATTCCGATGATAACGGAGCCGCAGGACTCAGGATATTGCCTTTTCGTTTCGTCCGGGCCATTACACTGCCTCCTGTTCAATCTGTGTGCGCCGAACGATATCGGTCTGCCAGTCAAATTCATCCTGCCAATGGAATATGATCTCCACACGCCGGTCCTCATAGACCAGAATACGATCTATCAGCGTCACTACGGTTTCACGATCCAGGGATGTGATGTTGTGATGCGCCTTGATCTCGTCCATCCAACTCTGATTGGAACTGCCGTGCTTCCGGATGTCCTCCAGGATCTCCTGTAAAGCCAGGAGCTGCTTTTCTGCTTCGGAGCTTTGATTGCTGTAGGATTCCTTCAGATGCTTGTATTCCTCTCTGGTGATGATCCCATCGGTCAGGCTCTCATACAGAGACATGAGCAGCCGATTGTATCGCTCCAGCTCACTTTGCTTTTTTTCAAGCTGCCGTTGGACCTTCTGTGCCTCTGCTGTCCGCAGCGGCGCGGTGTCGGTGATCTCCAAGATGCTCTGGAGGTCTATCACGGCTTGAATGTGCTGCTGGGTCGATAGAAGCACCAGCTTCTCCAGCTCCGCATCCCGGATGGAATGGGATGAACACACGTTTTTATGCGCCTTATTCTCTGAGCAGTCATAATAGACGTATTTCTTATCCTTCCCTGGAATGGCCTTGCGAACCATGCTGGCACCGCAGTCCCCGCAAAACACCATGCCACTGAACATCTGAACGACGGTATCGTCCTTACAAGTCCGGGTATCCAGGGACAGCACCTTCTGAACACGATCAAAGTCTGCTTTGTCAATGATCGGCTCATGGGCATCCGGGATCACAGTCCAGGCATCCTTTGCTTTGCTGATTCGTTTGTGGACCTTGTAACTGGGCGTGGTTTCCTTGCCCTGGGTCAGCACTCCGATATAGATCGGATTTTTCAGAAGCCGGATGATACTGCCCGCTGACCACTGTGCCTTGGCGTTTGCCTTGAAGGAAGTGGTGTATTTCATGCCCAGGGATCGTTTGTACTCCATCGGAGATAGAATCCCGTTCGAGTTGAGCCTGTCCGCGATCCCCTGGGGACTGATCCCTTCGAGCTTCCAGCGGAAGATGTCCCGGACCACATCGGCGGCATATTCGTCGATGACCAGCTTGTTCTTATCGGTCTCCGATTTCATATACCCGTATGCGGCAAAGGACCCCAGGTATTCGCCCCGCTTCCGCTTGATCTCCAACTGGCTTCGGATCTTCACCGATATATCCCTGCAATAAGCCTCGTTTATGAGGTTTTTGAAGGGGATCATCAGGTCATCCGAGCTTGTCCGCTCCCGGTTGCTGTCATAATTGTCGTTGATGGCTATGAATCGGACGCCGAGGAATGGAAATATCTTCTCGATATATTCCCCGGCGTCCAGATAGTTCCGTCCGAACCGGCTTAAATCCTTCACGATGACGCAGTTGGTCTTTCCAGCCTTTATATCCGCCAGCATCTCCTGAAAGGCAGGACGCTGGAAGGTGGAGCCAGAAAAACCATCGTCGATCCTGACAGCGTATTCCCGGAGCTCAGGATGATGGGACATATAATCTCGGATCAGATCCCGCTGGCCGGAAATGCTGTTGGATTCCTCTTTGT